TAGCCTTTCTAGCGTGTTCAGCTGATGCAAACTTCTGCTTGCCTTTGCGTTTGCCGGTGGTACTAAGCCACGGACCTTCTAAGTGCATTGTCAAAAGAAACCTCCAAACTTGTTAAACTATACAACTAGTATAGCAGGAAATTTAGAAGTTGTCAATATTATTTTGTTGCGTTAGCTAGTTGTTTATAACCGTTATAGGTTGGATGTATTTTATCTTTAGATAATTCTGGAATTTCCAAAATAGTATCTTTATAATTTCTAGCTATGATTCTAACAATATCTTGGACATCTGGTTTAATAGGTGGCATAATCCAAAATACGTTTTTGGCATCAACTGACTGTCGAAGAGCAAGTAGTTCTTGAAATGTTCGTATATTAGTATCGTTTGTTCCTAAACTAATAAGAACAGTGTTAGCTGAAAGATCTTTAAGTAAGAATTTATTATTCCACTTATAACTATTGATACCGCTCTGAACATAGGCAACACATTCTTTACGGATGTCGCTTACGCCTTTGGCAATACTATCACCGAGAATTAAACAATCTAACATCAGCTATTTAAGACCTTAGCAACAGAGTTCATCACTGAAGCGATACGTCCAATGTCACGAAGTTGTTCCACTGTGTAGCCTTCTTGCTTGAGTGTTTCGTAATGTGCTTTCACACAGAAGTGACACTTGCCCACAATACTAGCTGCCAAACTAAATGCTTCAAAGTTGCTTTTGGTAGTTCCGCCATGACTGGCAATAGCGTTCATGCGTAACTGTGCAGGCAGGCCCTTCAGTGCTGGATCATCTGCCATTTCAACATATGGGTACCAGGTATTGTTTTGGGCCATGATTGAAGCCGCCGTCATTGCTGACTCTGCGTGAATAGGAGTATCGGCTAGCATAACTGACAAGATTTTACCGTTGCCTGTTGCAGCAAGTGCGGATACTGCACAACCCATAGCTACATCTGCATCCAATGTGCTACGAAGTAACACAGCATCTAGATTTAACTTGGTATCTTTGGCGTAGTCTGGCAACGCACCTTTTACTGATTCAATAAAATTCATTTTAATATTTTCCTGATGCTAATACAATTTGACAAATATGTTCTAATCGTTCAATGTGTTCAAAAGCCCTCCACGGGCTTGTGTCGATGGCTACAACTCCGTGTCCTTTAATACCTACAATGTCGTAATCGATATTGCCATCCTCATCTAATCCTAACTTCTCATGACAACGGTTGGCAAGTTCTTGACTGATAGGGGGGACATCTCCTACGTTAGATGCTACCTTGGTATAACGATTGAGTTCTGGAAATGCTGAACTGATAGTGCCAAGGTCAATACCGGCATGCATGGCCGCAATGCAATAGGTAGGATGTAGATGAACCACCACCCTAACTTCATTGCTGTGTTGCCCCATTTCTCGTTGTAAACCAAAGTGTAAGGGGATTTCTCCACTAGGCTTCAAATTAGCACTAATATCAGTATAATATTCTTCTTGCCACAACGATCGTTGAATGCTGATCTTTTTAAACTGATCCGGTTGCATTGTCTGTTTACGAACGCCACTAGGTGTAATATAAAAGTGATCACGGTCGTGATGACGAATTGACACATTGCCATCACGACTGGTAATCCAGTTGCGTTTATATGCTTCGACCAAGGTGTCGCAAATTGTTTCTAACATTATGCATGACCTTTGTGAATTAGTTGATTAACAATATTAAGATCAAACTCTAATTTGCTAATTCGATCTCGCATCTGTTGATATTCTTCACTGTGTACATCACCGTTGTTTACCACAATATCTAAATACATTTCTGCGGCTCGATCATGCGCAATTTTAAGATCGTGTTCTAATAATACTCTTCTATCTCTTAACATTATCCGTTCCCTACAATAAAGTGTTTTTTGAGCATTTCTAGCTTGTCTTCATATTCAGCCATGTGTGCTATTTCTTTTTCCACTGCGGTCATCCAATCAGTATGATCGTGTATGGCCATGGGATTGTTCAGCATGATCTCCACGTTCATTCGATGTTTTTGAATCTGTGCTGAAAAGTTTGTTTCTAAAACACTTAGTAATTCTTTTTTCATTGCGACTTATCCTTTATAATATTGTACAATGCCCAGGAACCACACAGTGGCTAACATGCCAAAGTTTGCGGCGCTGGGCCAATCTCTACTGCGTATAGCAGTCACCAACCAAGCAGCATTGCCTACGAATAATAATTCAATGCCCAGTATAGGATCTAGATTGAAACTGACCACTATGGCCCCTGCTAACATGATACCAAAACAGATCCATTTGATCATGATCATATCTTGGGTCCGTTAAATATTCTAGTGCTGTTTTCACCTGTGCCTAACACACAGGCTATTTTGTCATCAAACTGAATCAAGGTCCATGATTTGGTTTCTTCATTCACAAACAAACTGTATCGCGACACAGTGGCGCCAGGTTCAATGCCCCACCATATGGGCTTTTCTTTGTAGTCACTACCGCTTAATCCCCGCAACAACGTAGCTGTGTCAGCACATTCTATAGGCTTTTGTACAGTCACTGACTGAGCCACTGCTAGGCCAAGCACTAACATTACAGGAAGTAAGAAATAATATTTCATATTAGGCCATGGTGATGGCAATGAAAGCCAGCATGAAACTCAGCACCGCTCCCACAATGGGAATCACAACAGGTATGTGTTTGACCACATCTTCTACAGGATCCTTTTCAGATTTATTATTCTCTTGGTTCATTTTCTTCATCTTTATTTATTATATCACATATTACTATGCCTACTACGGTCAGTATAACTGCTATAAAAATAATTAAATCAACCGTCATGTTCATGCTCCGTAATATACCGCTTCATCTGCCGATGGTGGGCACATCTTTTCTCCGTCCCACTTTCGTCCACACCAGCATTCATCTTCTGCGTTTATGATGCAGGTACCGTCACACACATCATCCTTCATATAATCACCAGCTGTGGTAAACTTTAAATCGTTCATATCTTTGTAGCCAGTTCTTTACGTTGTTCTTCAGTGAGTTCGTCACAGCGGCTACTATAGTCAGGCATGCGTAACCAGTCTACTGTGCCGCCCCGTGGGCCATAGACATTTTCCACTGAACGAAACACACCCCAAGTAGCAAACACCATACTGATGATAGCAATGTGCCCAATCATGTTGTAGCCAATTGTAAGCAGTTCACCAATGTACAAGCCAAATGCCAGGCTCCAAAAACATCCCAATAAGATGCTGAGAAAATATTTGACATACATGGGTGCGTGGCGCAGGGGATTTAGGTTAGGGTTCATGATGTCCCATGAGGAACGGCTCACCAACCAAAAGAATTTGAGTACACTAAACATAACAGTCCTTAAATGTTAAAGCATTAATTATAACATATTCTGATGATGTATGTCAAGTGTCAATTTCTCAAATTATAGTGTCGCACCGCCTACTGTACGGTTACAAGCACATAGTTCGCCAGTTTGTAGCGCATCCAATACACGAAGTGTTTCTTCTGGTGAGCGACCCACGTTCAAGTTGTTGACAGTAACGTGTTGAATTTCATTACTTGGGTCAACGATAAATGTGGCACGAAGTGCAGCACCTGCTGGAGCATAGAACACGCCCAACTGTTCGATCAAACTCAACTCACCACGCTGTGTATCAGCAAACTGGTGATGTGTGATCTTGATCAAATCACTGTGGCTCTTTTGCCATGCCACTTTGCAGAACTCATTGTCTGTTGATCCTGTGAGCAGGACTGCATCACGATCAGCAAAGTCTTGTGTCAATTTGTCGTAGGCCACAATTTCTGTAGGGCAAACAAATGTGAAGTCTTTTGGGTAGTAAACAATTACTTTCCACTTGCCTGGGAAACTTTCATCTGTGATGTCAAAGAACGCATCTTCTGGTTGTCCTGGCTTGACACCTGTAATTGTGAATTTTTCTAACTTATCTCCAACTGTTTTCATATCTTCTCCTTGTGTGTGATAAAAACTAATAACTCAGTGTTTGTACTGATATTATATTGTATGTTTATTTAACCTATAGGTCAAGTGATTTTAATAGTTTTTTCAATAATTGTTTTAATGACGCTTATAGGAAAAATTAATATCAAAAAGAAACCCGCCGAAGCGGGTTCTGCTATTTTGGATGACAAGGTATAACTACCTCGGACCGCTGTTTTTTAGGCAGCTAGGGCAACTTTGCTTTTGCCGGAAACAGAATTTCCAGTGAAGCTCATTGCGCTGAAGTCGAATGTATCTGCTGTTGCATTTACGTTTTTTGTATTTTACGTGACCCCACGTGTTGATCTTTATCCTATCTCACCCTGTCGAAACCATGGCAGGCCCATCAGAAAAACACTTATGTTTTGTTAAGCCTTTGCCTGGCACCCAACTAAATCTATTAAAACAACTTGGGCACAATGCGGTGTACTTCATAAATATCCTTTTGGTGGACCTGGCGGGAGTCGAACCCGCGTCCAAAATGCCTTACTTTAAGACTTCTACAACAATTCTTTTAGGCAGCTTGGATATTGCTAGCCTGCTCGCCTTTTTGACCCTGAGTCACTTCAAACCTTACACTTTGTCCTTCTTGTAGGCTCTTGAAGCCACTCGAATTAATCTGTGAAAAGTGAGCAAATAAGTCTGCGCCACCATCGTCCGGAGTAATGAATCCAAAACCTTTGGCGTCGTTAAACCATTTTACTTTTCCTGTTACCATTTTACTATTTTCCTTGTTTGTAAATTTAAGCTGTCTGTGTGTGAGTTATTTATGAATTTTTATCCATAATCTTTAGATTAAGCAACATGTTTTCAACTGTTAGTTTGGTAATAGTTGCCAACATTATTAACTTGTCATCATCAGTATACTGTTCTTTGTCAAACATGTCAAGTATACTTGTGCCAATCATTCTAAATGCCTGTTCTTGCCCAACAGCCAGTTTGCCCCAATCTGCAGGATCGCCTGCTTCTACTTGTGCGGCAATTTCTACCAGTTGTTCAAGTGTTATTTTAGACATCATACTGTAAGAGTGTTAATTGAACCGCCCGCTGTGCCTCGGGGGAATAGGTTAAAGGCCAAACTGTACCGTACCTTTGACGATTGATTTTCATCAACTGAATGAGTCATCATTGATGGGAACATGATTAAATCATTTTTGGCAGGAAATAAGCCCCAGGCATCGGCATTAAAGAAATTCAGTTTGGCATCGTCAGCATGGTCTTGATAGTTAAAGTCCACTCTAACAGTTTCGGTCCATAGGTTGTAGTGACCTTTGTCTTTGTGACAGATAAAAGCGCCAGTATCAACTCCTGTGTCTATGTAATAAACACCACTGATAAGGCTGTTGCCATGATAGTGTTGTCCAGAGTAGTCACCTGTATAATGACGATTCACCCAACTGTTCTCCATGCGAAAATCCATGTTGCGTTTTACGTCTAAGACGGTGTAGATAAAATTATCTGCTGCTTTCATAATTTTAGCTTTCAACGGAGCCAGTTCTGGAGTATCTAAAATATACTTGTTCACTGTATAGTCACCGTTGTCGGCGGCCATGCGTTCATATTCTTGATTTTCAATGAATTCGCGCATGCCTTTATCCAATGACCCAATGTTGGTCTGGTACAAAGGCACGCCAAACAGTGGAGTGACCTTATAGGTAGGTGTCATTTAATCCATCCAATTTTTTTACCTTGTGCTTTTCTGTTGTCATATTCTTCAACTGAGCTGGGGAATCTCCAAGCCCATATGGCCACCAGCATCATAAACACTGCTGTGTATATTATACCACGAACAGGTACTGCTGTCAACCACATGGTGATCAAACTGGTCGTCATCATGAACAACATGAAGTATTTCATCTTCTGTGGGAACACACGTTTTTCACCCCAATTGGTCAAGAACGGTCCAAACAGTTTGTGATTGTAGATCCACGCATGCATACGTTCACTGCCCTTGCTGAAACAGTAGGCTGCAAATACCACAAAGATTGAGTAAGGGATGCCTGGTGTAACTAATCCAACATAGGCCATTCCCAAACTAAGGAAACCTAATATTTTCCATAAGAATTTTTTCATTTTATTCCTTGATTGGACGCCAAATACCAATTAGGGTGCCGTCGCCGGGAGTGCGATACCCAAATGGCCATCCTTTTGTAACTGATCCTTTGCTGGGATTACTGACCGCAGATGCTTTTGTACTTTGATTGCCGCCTACAAATGAGTAAGTGCCGCTACTTGCAGTGTAGATAAAATTAATGTGACCATAACTCCATAAAGCTATATCTCCAGGCTGTCCTTGATTGAGCGGGATCTTAACGGCTTTATATGCAGCAGCTTTATCCCTAATATCAAAAGCCCAGGCAGTTTGCACAAATCTGTAGCCGCATCGTTTCAACACCCAATTTACATAGCCCATACACCAGGCTGTTTGATCAGTGAGCCAAGCACCAGTCTGTGGATATCCAAGTTCTTTCCAAATGCCTGTAATTTTAGGATTGCTGGCACGGCCGCCCATTCCTGTCTCTTCCCAAATCCCCTTGCCGGCTTCGTCGAGATTCTGCGACAGCAATGAAGGAATGTCACTGGCTAGTACCACATCAGTGTCAATTAAACTCTCACCGTCTGCGCCTTGGGCAGTTCCGGGAAAGTTTTGTTTGACTTGATCATTGGATTCAACTTTGTAAGCAGTGGGATTGGCCACGTAAGCACTTGTTTGTCTGTTAATGGCTGCTTGTGTTGCTGGAGCAATTACTACAGGAGGGACTACAAAGGATGCAAAGGTTCCAGAGAACACATTTCCGCTGCCAGTAGCAGGATGTCCACAGGTTGCCGTATCACCTTCTCTACATATTAGAATGCCGTTAGCATATACTGTACTACTAGATCCAGCCATTGTAGGGCTACTATGCGAACCACGACCGTGACCTGCTACTGCATCTCCTAGTCTTGCAATTGGTGAACCATTTACAAAAACATTAGAAGAACCTGCTGCGATTGTTCCGCCGGCAATATCGGCGCCTTGTCTCGATACTCCTGGCATATTAAAAATCCTTGGGAATATTCTGTTTGATCTTTGCTATATAGTTGCCAAGATCATTTAGTGCTTTGCTAACTTCTTTGTCCGACGGCTGTTTATCACGAAAACTCAGCAGTTTGCCTTCTTCAATTAGACTTCTATATGAGGTGATGAATTGCACTAATTCATAAGGCCCAATAATATGGATACCAGGGCCTTCGCCGAGCTCACGCAATTTTTGCTGATGACCTTCGATTTCCCCTAATGTACTAGCTAAGGTAGTTGTTTGGGCAGCAATTATGGCCAACGAATTCTTAATATCAGTTGAATTCGTTGCAATTGTTCCTAATGCTGTAGCAATATCGGCATAGTAACTACTGTAATCAATTGGAGGTATTGGAGTATCGTGGGCGGCCATAGATTAACCTTTGATAATACTACCAGCACTTACTGGCTGAATGCCTGTGGTTTGGAACACATACTGCTTTCCAATTTCTGGATCTGTTTCTGCCATAGTGATGATTGCACTCGAGTTAAATGTCAACTTGGAATCTGGATGAACCGTCATTAGCACTGGAGACATTGCTGGTCCTTTCTGAGTCATGGCCAACATTAAAGGACGATCTAGAGTGATAGTTCCCATTGTGTCTTCCACAAATTTGCCCATGACTTCTTCTCCAGTAATCAATTTAACTGAGATGATATCACCTGCTGCAAATTTTTGTTTATTAAATAACATTTATATTTTCCTAATTAGTATCCGCTACCGTTGAAACCAGTTTCATCGATATATTTTCTTAATTCTGTAAAGC